GTCTGAAAATAAAGAAAATAAAAATAAAGAAAATAAAAATGAAGAAATTCTTCTTAAAAAACTTGATAATAAATATACTATGTTTCCAATACAATTGCCAAAAGTATGGAAAGCATATAAAGACATGGTAAGCTTATTATGGACAGCAGAAGAAGTGGATTTCAGTAAAGATCGTAATGATTGGGATAAATTAACTAAAAATGAACAATTTTTTATTAAAAATATATTAGCATTTTTTGCCGGAAGTGATGGTCTCGTAATTGATAATCTAATGACAAGGTTTACTAATGATATTGATTATCCTGAAGTAAAAGCTTTATATGCAATCCAAGGATGGATTGAAACAGTTCATTCTGAGGTTTATTCATTATTAATTGATATATATATAAGAGATGAAAAAGAAAAAGAAAAACTTTTTAATGCTATTCAAACAATGCCTGTTGTAAAAAACAAAGCAGATTGGGCATTAAAATGGATTGCTTCTGATGATAATTTTCAAACACGACTAATAGCTTTTTCTATAGTTGAAGGAATTCTTTTTAGTGGTAGTTTTGCTGCAATTTATTGGTTAAAAAAAAGAGGGATTTTACCAGGTCTTTGTTTCAGTAATGAACTAATTGCAAGGGACGAATCGACACACGTGAATGCAGCTGTCTTATTATACAGTATGATTTCTAATAGATTACCATTTAAAAAAATAAAAACAATATTTATGGAAGCTGTTGAAATTGAAAAAGAATTTATGACCGAATCAGTACCCTGTGCAATGATAGGAATGAATGCGAAACTAATGTGTCAATACATAGAATTTGTAGCAGATAGATTATTAGTTCAATTAGAATATCCAAAAATTTATAATTCAACAAATCCATTTGATTTTATGGAAATGATTAGTTTACAAGGAAAAACGAATTTTTTCGAAAAAAAAGTATCAAACTATGTCAAAGCCTCAACAACAGCAAATATGAATGACAAATTGGACTTAAATACTTCATTTTAAATAAATTAAAATTTAAAAGAAAATTATATTTTAAAATTTTTTTATATTAAAGATATTTTTTATTAATATGCAAATTACAAATTAATTTGTAGATTTAATTTTAAAAAGTTCTAATCTTAAATTTTATTAAATTTTTTATAATGTTTATTTTTTATATGAGGATATCCTTACACAAGTATACTTAAAGTTATATATACTACCTTAAGTTTTAAAAAAATAAGCCTCCTTATAAACTTTTTGTTGCAAACATTATATTATTATTATTAAATGTTTATATTTTTAAAGAAAAATATTATAAAATTAAATATTTTAAGTTATAATAAATAAAATAAAAAATTAAAATTTGTAAGATATGAATAAATTAATCAGAATTTTATTTAATTAGAATAAGCGAGACCACCCATACCACTCATAATTCTTAATACATTGTAGTTGACTGCGAAGATAGAAACTTTACATGAACCCGCGGCGGTACCGAATTTCATACTGGCATTGTCGATACGGCTCATATTGCAAGTACCAGAAGGTTGATGTTCTTCGGGAGTTAAACCGAATGAATATACATTAACACCAACAGAAGGGCATCCGGTATGATGTTGATAAGGTTGTACCCAGTTAAAATAACCAGCTTTTCTTTCAGAGAATCTGTCATGACCATTTAATTGTAATTTGACATTATCAGTTGGATTAGCTCCACTATTTGTAAAATTAAACCAATCATTTTCACCTGAACTAGTATCAGAACTACCAACAGAAGTAGCACCATCGGTTCTGGAAACCCATACTAATTCTTTAACTGGGTGATTGAAATTTAATGTATGAGATGATCTTAATGTTTCTTCTCCAGTAAATTGAAGTTGTTCGATTAAATATTCATGTGATACTTGTGCAAAACGTCTTCTTTCGTCAGTATCTAAATAAATATAATCTACATATAAAGAAGCATTAAAAGATACAGCACCATGTGCACCTAAATTATCACTAGCTATTAATAATTCAATTATAGGTCTAAATGTTATATTTATTTTAACTTCATGATATTGTAAAGCAATTAAAGGTAAGGCACAACCTGGATTTTTACAGAACCAAAATTGTAAGGGTATATACCATGTAGCACCAACAGCTTCGTGAGAACCATCAGCAGCAGTGACATCACCACCAACTAATTTATCTAATAATAATTTCTGATTTTTAGTAGAACTTAATTCAGACCATATTTGCATCCATAAACCGTAGTGTTTGTCTATTCTTTGTCCACCAATTTCAACTTCAACCTCTTTAATTAAAGCATGACCAACACGTTTAACCCAGCTATCAATATTATTTGGTGTAGCAACAGTGACTTCTAAATATACTTTATGGATTAAATCACCGTTTCTTGAAATCGTAGCTGAAACTTTTTTACCCCAATCTGCTGATCCATTAAATGTTTGTTCAATGGATTCCATTGAAAAATTAGTATGTCTACGGTAGACGACTTTAAAGAAAGTTATTTGTGGATTACCAGTTAAATAGATGTCTTGTGCGCCATAAGCGACTGATTGCATTAATCCTCCTAGATC